GTGTCTAGGATTCGTACCCAAGGATAGTATGCTGCTGCGTAATTACTATCAATTAATGCTGCGGTATTAACCGCAGTTGTGATTGTATCACTTGCACCCACCAAGTCCATAATATAGAAACAATCACCACGTGTTTCACAAACAGTTAGTGCGTAGTTTGCAACATATGAATGGAGTGAATACACGATACCAGGTAATACTAACAAATTAATATCAAATGAGTCTGGATTACTGATTGCATCTAGTGCTTTCTTATATGCACGTGAACCAGCTGTTACTGATGTTTGACAGTTGAATCCTTGTGTATTTTGCGAAGTAATTCCATCGTACATATTAATTAATCTTGCTGGGTTATCACCGTCAAATCCACCTTGAAGTGGTACTGTAAACTTCAAGTAAGATGCTAATACTGGTGATGTTCCAGATAGATATTGTGCTACTGTAACTGCTGCACCTGATGATGGGTCATACAATTCGTTAGCTGGTAAATCTTCTAAATTAAATGCTGCACCACGTGTCACAGAACCACTTGGAAGTGGTGCCAAGTATGACATATTGGTGTTTACTGTGTCAGAATATTGGAATCCATAGTATGCGTTTGTATCATATGTAGCTGTTGTACTATATCCACGAGTTGCACCATCTACCCAACTTGATGAAAGATATGTTGGAGCAGGTACAACTGATCCTGAGAATCCAATTGGTGACTGTAATGCTGCGAATCCAAATGGTAATGCATCGGTCGATACATTTTCCGAACCTTCTGCCATTTCGATACGAATGTAAGCTGAATTATTTAAGAAATCACCTTGGAAATAACGTTCACCAGTATTTGGATCTATTGTTGGTGCACTATTACCGATACGACGAGCAATATAATCTGGACTTGTTGGGTCAAGTGTTAAATTGTCATATTGTTCTAATACACTTGGTGATGCGTCTGTGTCGTTGAAATCACGAACTTGAAGTGTGAATGTACCATAGTCACCAGTAATTAATGCTTTCTTTGGACCAGCGATACAAACCTTAACTTCTCTATTTGCTGCGTTACCGTCACTTAATGTGTGAACCTTAAATAAGTTTTGTTGTGTACCACCAAGTGTTTGTGATTGAATCCATGGTGTTGATGCGAATGAATATACACCATATGTACTACCAGTCAAATTAAGAAATTCACTACTTACGTGAGTTGAAAATGCTACGTTTGGACCAACAGTTGTTAATGCTTCTGGAAAAATTGAGTAGATATATGCACCCTTTGTTCCCGTTGGACCAAATCCAAAGTAATTACCGATATAACCACCCGCTGTTGTGGTGGTTGATAATGATGTTCCTGTGTATGAACCGCCTGTAGTTACTACTGCTGCCGAGAAACTTGAACTTGTACCTGTTACAGTTAATCCTGTAATATCACTACCAGAAACGGTAGGATGAAGAACTGCGTATACAGCTGTACCACTATCACCACTAGCCTTGATGATAGCTGCTGTGTGGTCGGTGTTACTATATCCGTCCAAACCAAGAATACGAACAACTGTTGCTCGTCCTGATTCACGGAGATAATTTTTTACTGTATTACCGAGGAATGACTTTCCATCAGGTGTACCAAACTTGTTTTCAAAGTCTTGTTGACTTGTGACAACAGTTGGAATAAATGCTGGTCCTTTTGGTGTTGGACCAATAAATGCACCAGCAATTTCACCGACCCCTTGTTCTAGGAAACTAAGGTCACGTTCTTGTGTGAAAACGCCAGGACTAACAATGCGTTCTGCCATACGGAATCTCCAATATTACTTATTGCTCAGGGGTAAATACACCAGTTTCGATATCTAAAGAACCTATTCCATATTTTTTCATAAATACGTCGATTAATTCCTTTTCCTTAGTGAGCAATTCTTTGTATTTTACAACATGCTCAGTAAGTTTTGATTTTACAGATGCCAAATCTTCTTCCATCAAATCATGTGTTAATTTTAACTGACCGACTGTGGAAATTGCACCGATAATTTCTTCACGCAAACTTTTAACAGATGATAATTCTTCATCTGTTAACTTTTGTACTTCACTCATATAACCTCCTTTAATATATTTGTACTCGTATTATAAATATAGATTATTTTCGTCAAAGATTACTTTTAACCCTCTTCTATTTCACTAAAAGTAACAATTTTTTTGACCGAATATCGTTCTTGTGATGTTTGTATAGTTTGACCAGTTTTACCTACCATTTTCTCTGGAAGTAGGTATGCCGATACATTCAAATTAAATGACGTTCTAACTAGTCTATCTTGAATATTTGGAAGTACAGTATCGGTCTTATATTCATTTATACTGGTCAAGAATTTATACTGTGCTCTATTACCCCAATATTCATCATCTTCAAATGAAACTTGTTCTACAAGTCTATTCATTTGTTCCATATATTCTGTCCAAATCATACATTCGTATGTTAAATCAAAATAATCTGGTTTGAATGTCGTTACATACTTCTTTACTGGTTTTATACCGTTTACGGCTGCGAATCTATCGTATGGATTGTATTTGTTCCACCCAGTTTCAAATTCATATCCGAGATACTTGTTTACTGGTGAGTTTTGCTTACTCTTTTTCATACTGGTTCTACGCAACATAATAATTGGTAGTTGTATTTTGTTAAACTTGTCGCGTAAAACACCGTCTTTTTGAACACTCTTCCATCGTTCGGGATTACCGTAAATAATAGGTACCTTGACCGATTTACCGTCTTGTGTTACAATTGGTTCTATTTTCTCAGATAAATACTTTATTAGTGTTTCATCTATGGTTAATAAAGTAACAGTTATCGGTGTACTTTCTTTATCACTTTTTGTATCATTCCCACGATTTTCACGTTCGGTTGGAACTTGTAAATCTGTAGCTTTTCTGATATGGTCTGTTGCTTTTCTATTACTATATTCCGCCATACATTCCAGCCTCCTCAATTTGAATACCACTACGACGAGTTAGATGTGCGATACATAATAATGAAGTAGAATACTCTGGTTGTCCTGCCACAAGTTGTGAATCTTGGGTCATATCTATTTCATAGAACAATCCATTATATCCTACAATATCACCTGGTTCTGGATATGTGTTTACTTCTTGTAACATTTTACGAGCAAATCTAAATTCAACATTTTGTGTAACGTCAACACCAAATCCATCTTTTGTTTCTGGTTGTACTTTTGGATATTTGACCAGTGCTTTTAATTCCACACCAGTATAGCGTGCTTTTTCAGTTGCTTCACCGTACAAATTGATAGCGGTTGTTTCTAAAGCAATTTTGTATAAAATAACGTCCACATCCACCACATCAAATAATAATTCACGATTGATGTGTTGAAAAAAATTAAAATCTTTTTGAGATACGAAACGTGGCATATTATCCGATATAAATTAATGTGGGAACTTTTGCAAACATTTCTTGCATCATCTTTGCATTTTCTGCTTGCTTTTTCATTTGTGCTTGTAAGCCAGTTTGTTCTAATGTATCACGAATTTCTTTGATGAGTAAATCTTTTTCTTCTTTACCTTCACGACGAAGAATATCACCATCTAATTTAATTATTTGATCTGGGATAGGTACATTATCGTATTTACCACGGACATTACCTAGTGTATCTTTTGCTAATGCTAATGTGTATCTAAAAATCCAGTTTTTACCTATAGAATTGATTGTATAATAAGGAATATGACTATACGGTATATTTGAATAATCTGCTATGATATTACTTCCTGTATTAAATGTTTTGTTTGCACCACTTTTATCATCCACCACCATATAATCGAACCATACGGTTGCTTCTTTCTTAAAGATTGGTGAAAAACGAATAACATTATCTGAGATTTCAAATGAATATTGACTTTTACGTATCATATCGTTGATTTCAATTGCTTGAATACGAAGTAAATCTTCGTATGCAGGCATCATCACGAATGTTACTGGTGGTGAAAATCCGTCGAATCCAAATTCACTCATTAAGTTTGTTAGACCAAGACCCGTGGTTGCGAATGGATCGTAATAACGAGCTACTGCGGATGGCATGTAATGATACACACGACGAATTTCAATTGCTTTTCCACTTTCGTGTACATCCGACCACAATCTTTTTAAATCATATGATTGGGTGTATGCTGATGCGGAAATGTATCCCTGCTTAACTTGTACATCACCACCAGATTGTGCTTCTGTACCATAATCAGACGCGATACGTACTAATTGTTGTAATGGTGTTCCAATTATATTTTTTTGAGTTAATGTACTACCTGTTGTTAATCCCTGAAGAGTGAGCATATGTTCACGAGCTTGAAACTGATTTACTTGTGAACCATACGTCATTACCGCTTCTTCAAAGCAAGTATAAATCATTTTATCTACTAATTCAACATCCAATACAGGATATCCTAATCTATTAGCTACATAATCAGCTACTTTCGGAGCATCCGACTGAAATATTGCATCATCATCAAATAATCCAAATGGAGTCAATCCATATGGGTTTTCTGGGTCACCATCATAAACTATTGGTTCATCACTTAATATTGCCATATTAAAATCTCATGGATAGAAAAACTCTTAATATAAATAGTAGTTTACTTTATATAAAAAGAAATTGGGGTGACCTTTCGGCCACCCCAATTTCTAATGTACTACCCTTCTACATCAATTAGACTGTTGCCAATCCGTCGATGAAGATCTTACCGAAGAATTCTGGACGTACGATCTTCTTAGCGTAGCGGGTCATTACGCCTCTACGTGGTGTGAAGTTGTTTGGATCGTATACCAAAGGAGTCATGATAAGTGGGATATATGGTGCGTATACTGCGCCGGTTTCTAAGAAGTTAGAACCGCGGAAGCCCATTAACATTACGTTTTCTGTCATGTATGGGTTCTTGTAGATTGTGTAACGGTTTT